CGGGTGGAGGGCGCCGGCTTCACTACCGGCAATGGCGTCGGCAAACCGCGCGGCTTGTTCGCCTATCCGACCGCCGCCACCGCCGACGATACCCGCGCCTGGGGCACCTTCGAGCATATCAAGACTGGCACCAATGGCGACTTCAACGCCACCACCAAGGCCGACCCGCTGCTCGACCTGATCGGCGCGTTCAAGGACCAGTATCTGCAGAACGCCGCGTTCCTGATGCGCCGCGAACTGCGCACCAAAATCCGCAAACTGAAGGGCGCCACCAGCGACCTGTACCTGTGGGAGCCAAGCATGACCGCCGGCACGCCGGACCGCTTGATGGGCTACCCGGTGCGTGTCGACCAGTACGTGCCGGCGCTGGCGACCGATTCGCTGTCCCTGGCCTTGGGCGACTTCAGGGAAGCGTACACCATCGTGGACCGGATCGGCGTGCGCACCCTGCGTGACGCGCTGACCGACAAGCCGTACGTGAAGTTCTACAGCACCAAGCGCACCGGCGGTGGCGCTGTGAATTTCGAAGCGGTGAAGTTCCTGAAGCTGTCGGCCTGATAACTCGGCGGGCCAGCAACGGCCCGCCCATCTCTTCCAGAGGAACCCATGAACAACGATTTGCACAACAACCTGGACTTCAAGCGCGCCATCAGCCCGGTTTCCGTAGCCGATACCACCGCGCAGGTGTCCCAAATCATCGACCGCCAGGGCTACGGCTCGCTGGAGTTCGTGATTGCCACCGGCTCCCTGGCCGACGCCGACGCGACTTTCGCTGTCCTGCTCGAGCATGGCGATGCGGCCAACCTGTCGGATGCGGCTGCGGCGCCGGATGATGACTTGCTGGGTACCGAAGCGCTGGCAGGTTTCGTGTTCTCGGACGACGACAAGGTGCGCAAAATCGGCTATCGCGGCACCAAGCGCTACGTGCGGCTGACCATCACGCCGGCGGCGAATGCTTCCGCTGCGCTGCTGGCTGCCATTGCCGTGCTGGGCAGCCCGAGCATCCTGCCAACCGCCAACCCGCCAGCGTAACCAGCAACTTGGCGGCGCCCGGGCGCCGCCACATGTGAGGAATCCAACGTATGCCAACCGCTTCGTACAACAAATTCCAGGACTACGCCGAACAGGTTAGCAAGGCCGTGCACAACTGGTCCAGTCACACCTTCAAGGCGGTCCTGTGCAACACCGCCCCCGTCGCCACGAACAGCGTCCTGGCCGACCTGACCCAAATCAGCAACGGCGGCGGCTATACCGGCGGCGCCGGCGGTGGCGTGACCCTCGACAGCGTGACCCTGACCGAAACCAGCGGCACGGCCAAGCTGACCATCGCGGACGAGGTGATCACCGCCAGCGGCGGCAGCATCGGGCCGTTCCGGTACGTCGCGATGTACAACGACACCGCGACCGGCGACCCGCTGGTCGGCTGGTACGACTACGGCAGCAGCATCACGCTGGCCGACGGCGAAAGCCTCACCCTCGACTTCGACGCGACGAACGGCGTCTGGACGTTTGCATAAGGACCGGCAATGGCCACTAATAACGAAATGATCGCGCTGTTGCGCGAGCGCCGCGCCGCCCTGCAGGGGGAAGTTGATGCCATCCTGGCCCAGTCGGCGCCGGCGCGCGCTCGCCTGGACGCGTTGCACGAGCAGCAAAACGCGTTGGCCGTGCAAATTCAGACCGCAACCGACGAGCGGCGCACCATTGAGCAGCCCCGGTTGCATGACCTGAAAATGCAGATCGGCGCATTAGCCCGTGCGGAGAACGAGCTGAAAACGCTGGGTAGCTGACATGCTCGGCAACGCCATCAAGCAAACCACGGCCACGACGGGGACAGGCAACCTGACCTTGTCGGCTGTGACCGGCTTTGCCAAGTTTTCGGACGCGTTTGTGGTCAACCAGCCCTTCGCCTACACGCTGCTCGACTCCAGTGGCCTGTTCTTGGAGGCTGGCGTCGGCTACCTGACCAATTCCACTACGCTCGTGCGCACCCGGGTTACGGCGACGCTCGCCTCTGGCACCTACACCGATGAGAGTGCAAGTGCCGTCAGCCTGGCGGGCACCACTACCGTCATCTGCGCGCCGCACGCGGCCGCTTTCCCCGGCACGATCCCTGCTATAGACTTGGTGTCAGGCAGCGTGAACAAGTTTCTTGGCCCGGCGCAACGCAACGCCAACACGGCAAGCGTGGGTGCCGCATCATTGAGATGCTCGTACTCTCCGTTCAAGTTGGACGTGGGGGTGGCGATCGGGTCGCTGATTACGAACGTGACTACGGCCGGCGCTGGTGGCACGGTCGCTCGGCTGGGGGTCTATATCTGCAAAGCAGACGGCTACATCGGTGACCGTCTGCTGACCACCGGAGACATCCCTACCGATTCAACTGGCGTTAAGTCCGGATCAGTGACGCCTACATTCCTGCCGCCTGGCTGGTATTACGCAGCCAGTGTGTACAGCGGCAACCCAACGGTCAGCGCATGGGCCTCCGCGCTGACTGGCTTGAGCGCGGCCACGCCTCTTGGTTGGGCAAACAGCACCACCCCGATCGAGTTCCGCCATGAGACTCTGGCATCGGCCGTCCTGCCAAGTGTTGCGTCGTCGAGCACAACGGCAGTCAACGTGGGCATTGCCCACTTCCCTCTGGTCCTCATGGGGGTCGCATGATCTCGTACACGGAAAAAGGCTACGGCCTGCATGAAGCCATCCGTGCGGCCGGCCACTCGCTGGAGCAGCGCGATGGCGTGTGGCTGTCGTCGGACGATGTTGCCGTGCAAGCCATCATCGATGCATACGACGCGCTGCCACCGGCACAGGCTGCGAAATGGGAGGAAATCAAGGCGGAACGCGACCGGCGCAAAGCAGCTGGCGTGCACGTCGCCGGCAAGGCATTCCATTCCGACGCGGATTCGCGCATTCAACAACTCGGGCTGGTGATGCTGGGCGCGTCCATTCCGGCCGGCCTGCAGTGGAAGACGCTGGACGGCACCTTCGTGACGATGACGCAGCAGCTCGCGCAGCAGGTGTTCGCGGCGACCGCCGCAAGCGATCAGGCGATCTTCGCCGCGGCGGAAGCCCATCGAATTGCAATGCTGGCCGCCAGTGATCCGGCGGCGTACGATTTCAGCGGCGACTGGCCGGAGGCGTAAATGCTGGGGATGTCACCGCTTGGGCTAGTTCCGTTGGGCTTGGCGCCAACAGCGGCCGCTGGATCGTATTCCCTCGAAGCGAGCGCTGGCGCCTATGCGCTCTCGGGCGCTTCGGTGCAGGTGAGGGCGGACCGGCAATTGTCGGCAACGGCAAGTTCGTACGTGCTCACGGGTTTCTCGGTTGAAGCGGCGGTGGCCCGGCGCTTGACAGCCAGCGCAGGAGACTATGCCCTGACGGGGCCGCAGGCCGGGGTGCGTGTCGACCGTACCTTGTCGGCGACGGCCGGGAGTTATGGGTTGGCCGGGCAGGACATCGGCGCCCGAGCTGGCCGGACCCTGGCTGCCAGCGTCGGCGCATACGCGCTGACCGGGCGGGATGCGCAGCTTGAATATACGGCGACGGGCGCTGTTCTGGGCGCGCAAAGTGGCGCTTATGTGCTCGACGGCGCGGATATCGAGTTACGCGCGGCACGCCGTGCAGCGGCAGCCGGCGGCGCCTACGTTATGTCCGGCGTTGCCACCGGGCTGCGTGGTGATCGTCAGCTGTGGCCATCCGCCGGCGCTTATGCCCTGGTTGGCCGAGATGTCGCAGTACTTGCGGCACGCACCATCGGCAACGCCAGCGGGCTTTACGCCTTTACCGGGCACGCGGCACAGCTGGTGGCGTCGGGAGTGATCTTGTTTGCGCGCGCCCCCGCCGGCAACGGCTATTCGCCGCGCCGGAATGAACAACAATCCCGGCCGGTGGGTGGCACGCAAGCGCGCCAGCCGGCAATACAAAGGAACTTCCGATGACAGTACGGCTGATCGTGCCACCAGTTGAGATGGCGGTGTCGCTCACTGACGCCCGCACAGCCGCCAGGGTGAGCGGCAACGCACTGGATGGCGAAATAGAAAGTCACGTGCGCGGCATCACCGAGAGCGAAGTAGAACTGCTGACGGGCCGGGCTGTCATTTTCCAGACCCACCGCTTGACGTTGGACAGCTTTCCGGATGCCATCCGATTGCCGGCCCCGCCGGTGTCCTCGGTGGGATCGGTCAAATATCTCGATGTCGACGGCGTGGAGCAGACGCTGGACCCGGCGGATTATGAGTTGGACGCTGAAAGCGAGCCGAGTTACCTGGTGCCGGCGCCGGGGTGCAGCTGGCCTGCCACGATGGAACGGGTCAACGCCGTCAAGGTTGAGGTGATTTGCGGGTACGGCGCAACGGAAGCGGCGACGCCACCCGGCATCAAGTCGTACATCCTGGCGCGGGTGGCGGAAATCTATGCGCCGCCCGGGACGCAGGAGTCCCCGCACCTGGTGCGGCTGCTCGACCGATTCAAGGTGTACTGATGGTTGCGCCATTTCGAAAAGACGAGCAGGTGACGATCGAGCAGCGCGTCGGAACGCACCCGGATACCGGCCGCCCGCTGGATACATGGGTGGTCGTCGCGTCGAATGTCTGGGCGAACGTGCAGGACGGCTTGCCTAGCCGTAGTGAGCAGACCAGCGCAGACCTGCGTCTTGCTCGGCGGCAGACCCGCCTGCGCATTGAATGCGGCATTGGCATCGACCTGGACATGCGGGTTACCTTGCTTGGCCGCGGCAACCGCATGATGCGGGTGGTGGCGGAGCCGGCGTTGATGGACGACCGCAGGCACTGCGAATGCATGCTGGAGGCGTTTTCCTCATGAGCGACGAACTTCACATTGCCGGTGGACGCGAGCTGGACGAGGCCCTCAAGCGGCTGCCGGCCAAGATGCAGGCCAACATCATGCGCGCCGCCCTGCGCGCCGGCGCCGCTGTATTGCGCAAGGCGGTCCAGGAAAACGTGCCCGTGCAGGATGGCGCCCTGCGCAAGAGCATCAAGGTATCCGCGCGGATCAAGGGCGACGAAGCGAGCGCGAAAGTCACCACCAAGCTGTGGTACGCCCATTTTGTTGAGTTTGGGACGGCGATGCACTGGATCCGCGTGAAGGAGGAAGAGCGGCCATGGCGCAACACGCGGCGCGGCCCCAGGGCGCTCAGCGTACGGACTTTGAACCGCATGGCCAAGCGCGGCTCGCTGGTGATTGGCACGCATTTCGTAGGCAACGCTGTCGAGCACCCTGGGGCCACGGCGCACCCGTTCATGCGGCCGGCGTTTGATGACAAGGCCGCTGACGCGCTGAAGGCAGTGGCGGCAAAGATTCGCGACCGCCTCACGGTGCAGGGGATTAACGTGCCGGTGCCCGAGCCGGCCGATGACTGATGAATGGATATTTATGACTACACGACTCGTGATTGAGCCAATCTGGGCGGGTGAAACGGTGGCGGTACTGGGCAACGCGCCATGTCTGGACGCCGAACTCGCGCATCTGCCGCGCCCCATCCATGCCATCGCGTGCAACCAGGCCGCCATCCGGGCCCCGTGGGCCGACATGATGGTGTCGATCGACGCCAACTGGCGGCCGGAGGCGGAGAACTTCGCCGGGCAGCGGATCATCGGTTTCGAAGATCCGGACATCGATGCCGGGTTTGTCCACATCCCGCATGAACTGGTCGCCGTGGCGCCGGGGAGGGAATTGCACATCCGCGCCAACCTGCTGGCGGCGATTCGCATCGCGGCGCAGGCCGGCGCCGCGCGCATCCTGCTGCTGGGCATCGACCCCGAACACTACGAGGCCCACCTTGCCGCACCCGGCACTGTTGCCGGGCTGGCTGCCGTGTGTGCCGAGATGGCAGCGCGCGGGATCGTCGTGGAGCGGTTCCAGCCACCGCCGGACGAAGGCGAGGCGGCGTAATGGCGGCCGCGCTGGTGGTGCGCCACCTGCTGGCCGCCAACGCGGAGGTGACCGCCGTGGTGCCGGCCGCGCGCATCATGGCGGGCCGGCTGCCGCCCAAGACGCCGTTGCCGGCCATTGCGATCAGCCAGGTTGGCAACCGCAATGGCTTTGCCGAGGTCTCCAAACAGAGCGCATATCGCCGCACGCGCGTCCAGGTGACCGTCGTGACGGATGCGTACGAACAAGTGGGAGAGCTGCTTGGACTGGTGCGCGCGGCGGTCCGCCGCCGGCGCGGCGAAATTGCCGGCGTGGCGGTGGAGAGCATCTTGCAGGACATCGAGGGACCGGACAGCGGTGAGGACAGCGCGGAGATTTTCGGACGGTCCCAGGACTTCATCGTCTGCCACACGGGATAGCCTGCGGCATTCGTGTTTGTAACTGCCACCCGACGGGTGGTTTTTTTATTTGTACTCGCAAAAGAGAGGAAACCCTATGGCAGCGCATTCCGATGTCGCCAGCTTTACCGACGCGATTTACGCGATTTCCGCATCGCTTCCCGCCACCTATGACGCGGCGGGCTATGGCGCCACGGCGATGGTATACACCACGATCGACAAGGTGGAGTCGTTCATCCCGTACGGCGCCAAGCGCCCGATCAACAAATTCACTCCGGTCAGGGGCGCGGTCACCAAATACAAGGGAGCGCCCGACTATGGCGAAGGCGACATGGTGGTTGGCGACATGCCGCTGGACGCCGGCCAAGTCATCCTGAAGGCGGCCGACGCCTCGCCCAACCACTACTCCATGAAGATCACCTATCCGGACGGCGAGGTGCATTACCTCGACGTCATCGTCGCCAGCTGGGAACTGTCCGGCAGCGGCGAGGGCAAGGCGATGACGCGCACGGCCATGATCGGTGTCTGCCGGGCGCCGGTCATCGTCGCCGCGCCGTAAGTCCGGATCCATCCGATTCCCGCGTAGCGGGTCCCCACTGGCGCAAGCCACCCCGGCACCGACCAGCCGCCGTCGCCTTTCGCGGGCGCGGCGGCTGGCACGGGCACTTATACACTCGCGAAAGGCAATTATGTCCAACAACCTGAAGAAATACGCCCTGCAAGCCCTTTCCGTCCTGCACCTGCGCGACGGCAACGACGACCCGATGTACGCGGATGGTCCGCATGGCAAACCGGACCTGGACCGTCCGATGCGCGTCCACCTGTACGGCCCCGGCACCCGGCAATTTGCCGCCGCGCGCGCCGAGCAAAGCAATCGCACGATGGACCGCGTCAAACGCAAAGGCAAGTCTGACCTGAGCGCGGAAGACCAGATCAAGGAAACCGCGACGTTCCTGGCGCGCTGCACGGCGCGGATGGAAAACGTGGAATACGACGGCCTGGCCGATAACGCGCTGCACATGGCGGTGTACGCCGACCTGGAGCTGTGCTTCATCCCGGCGCAGATCGATAAGTACATTTCCGACACGGCAAATTTTACCGCGCCGCCAGCGATGACCTGATCCTGTACGTCCGGCACAGCGCGTGGTTGGGCGCTGTGCCGGAGGATGCCGCGCCGGGTCACGAAGAGCGCCGGCCGGCCCGGAAAAGATCGCGTCCCCGTTCGCGCCTGCAGCGCCTGCGCGCCCAGTTCGGCGAGGACTTTCAACCGGAAATGCCGCCGTTGCAATGCGGCGATCATCTGCTCCATTACCTGGAGCAGGCCGGGCCAACCGCTGGGGATGACCCGATCGGGCATCCGGAGCTACAGGCCTTCCAGGTCAACACCGGCATCGTCCTGACCGAATGGGAAGCGAGCACGCTGCGCCAGTTGTCGAAGGCCTTGCTGGCCGAGTCCCATCGCGCCACCGATCCGAACTGTCCCGCACCGTGGGACGCGGCGCGCGAGGCGCAGGTGCTGAAAGCCTTGTCAGTGCGGGATGCCATGCGCAACCTCGCAACCATGTAAACCCACGCCGCCCTCGGCGGCACACCTTACGGCATACCAATGATCATCGGAGACATGGAGATTCGTTTGCGGGCGGATCTGGCACGCCTGCAGCGGGATATGACGCAGGCGCGGCAGGTGGTCGGCGAGACCGCGTCAGCGATTAATCGGGCCGCTACCGCGATCAGGGGCGCGCTGGCCGGCGCCTTCGCCGTGACCGCCATCATCGAGGCGAGCAAGGCATTGATCGAGACGCAGCGGGCCTTCGACAAGCTCAATGCCAGCCTGATCACGGCGACCGGCTCCGCAGCCAACGCCAAGCAGGCATTTGGCGCGTTACAGGCGTTCGCCGCGACTACGCCATTTGGTTTGCAGGAAGTCACGGAAGGCTTCATCAAGCTGCGCAACCTGGGTATGACGCCGTCCGAGCGCGCGCTGACGTCGTATGGCAACACGGCAAGCGCGATGAGTAAAAGCCTAAATCAGATGATTGAGGCGGTGGCGGACGCGGCATCCGGTGAGTTTGAGCGCCTGAAGGAATTCGGCATCAAGGCCAGCCAGAACGGAGACAAGGTCAGTCTGACTTTCCAGGGGGTGACCACAACGATTGGCAACAACGCCGCGGAGATTGAGCAGTACCTCATCAAACTGGGTGAAACCAAGTTTGGCGGGGGCATGGCGCTGCAGGCGGCGACGCTCGATGGCGCCATCGGCAATCTTGGCGACACGTGGGAGGCCACCAAGCGGAAGATCTCCGCAGGCGGATTCGGCGATGCGGCCCAATCTGGCACGCTGGCGTTGACGGGCGCACTGACCGACCTCGGCGCCATCCTTGACGTCGTGGCAGGCAAGGCCAAGAAGGAAGGCGAGGCCGTGCAGGAGGCGAGCCTGTTGCACCAGGCGCTGACCACTGTGTTCGAGACCGTTGCGGTGCTGGGACTGAACGTGGCCTATGTGTTCACGCAAGTTGGCAGGGAGATGGGCGGGCTGGCGGCGCAAGCGGCTGCTGTCGCGACAGGTGACTTTGCGTTGGCCAAGCAAATTGGTGTCCAGATGCGGGCCGATGCGGCCGCGGCGCGGGCCGAAGTTGATGCCAAATCCGAGGCAATCCTGAAGGCGAGCGAAAAGGCGCGCAAGGCGGCAGAAGCCGAAGCGGCGGCCAAGAAGGCGAAAAAGCGGGACGATCTGGCCCAGTTCGCGCTTGAGCAGAGCGCGGCGGAGCAATCGGCGGAAGCGCTGAAAAAGAAGGAAGAAGCCGCAAAGAAGGCAAGGCAGGAGTACGAAGCGTCGGCGAAGGCGGCAGCCGGCTTCGCCGCAAAACTGATGGAGGAGCGCGAACAGGTTGGTCTCGCGGAAGACCAGATCAAGATGCTGGCGGCGGCGCGCGCTGCTGCCAAGGCGCCCACCGAGGAATTGCGGCAAAAGATCATGGCGGAGGCGCTCGCGCTTGATATCGCCCGCAAGGCATGGGAAGACAAAACAGAGGCCGAGAAAGCGGCCGCCGCTGCGACCGCCGCTGCGGACGAGCAGCTGTATGCCGCCACTACGGGCGTATGGGATCAGGTGGCCGCGATGCAGAAGCAGGTTGACCTGTTCGGGCTCACTGAAGATCAGGTTCTGAAGTTGCAGCAGGCGCGGCTTGAGGCGGATCTGGCTGCTGCGGAAGGGGATGAGAAGAAGATTGCAGCCCTCACCTTGCAGATCGAGGGAACCCAAAAGCTGATCGAGCTGGCCGGCCAGAAGCAATTTCTGGAGGAATCCAAGAAGGCGGCTGATGAGGCCGAGA